ATCTAATTCCAGATGGTACTATTATCTTCTCTCTAATCATATTTAAATTATATTTTTATTGTTACAAAATAATATTTAAACTCAATACAGAGTTCAGTTAGTTAAAATTGAAGACTAAGGATACCCTTAACTTCATTAATTAGAATTTGAGGTTAATAGAAGAGCAAAATACAACTTTACTAATACATTTTCACCTACATGTAGTATATAAATTTAATTCGGATAGAAAAGTTGTAGTGGTTCTTCTATAAGAGCGAACATAGTGAGAGACTCACCTCCCGAAGGGAGGAGGTGATGTCGTCTCTTATAGGAGGTTCACGATAAATAGAGAAATAATAGATTAATTAATAATATCTATTTAAATGGAAATGAACCTTAAAAGAGTACCGTCCACCCGCTCCCTGTAAGGGGAGCGAGGACTCTCACTAACGTTCGTACTTTTTAAGAACCATTAAATAATTATATTTTCTATTCAATTCTAACTAATATTTATTTAATTCTTTTTTATTCTCTATATATCTTTTCAGTTTCTTGAAGGCCCGAATGAACATAGTGAATGAAGGATATAGATTCTGGTATCCCTAGTCTTTGAAAAAATATTACAAAAAATATAAAAGATAGGTTTTGACTAATTTTAAAGTCAAATTAAATCCTATCTTTTATATTTTTTTATTATATGAAATTTAATCTTTTCTGATAAATATTAAATACAAGATTTGATACATTATCTAAATATAATTTCTCTAATGACATTTGTTTAAGTTTATTATATGGAGTACCAGATATTTTATTAGAGAATTTATATAATTGTTTTAAATTTATAGTTAATGATCTTTTTAGAAAGAATTCATTAAGTCCAATAAAATTTATAATAATATCTATAAATTCTAATACTTTTTTATTATCTCTTATAAAATTTCCAATAATTGTTTTTGAATAGTTTATTGGAATTTCTACCATAGGTAAATTATTAGTTCTAAAATAGTTTATTATATTATTAGTTATTTTATTAAACAAGTTTATATAAGGAATTGTGTGTTCATCATTACTTCCAAATTCATAATATCTATGAATAATTATTCCATAAACACGCTCTACATAGATATCTCTTGCTTTATCATAGATTATTTTTGCTTTATGATATTTAGAATCTATTTCTACGGCTATTCCTAAATAAGGAAAGAAATAATCTAGTAAAAAGTATCTTGTATTTCTGATACTATCATCCAATCTAACAGAGAAAGAATTTAAAATATTATTCCATAAACTTGTATTCTCAATTATTATTGGAAATTTCTCAATATAATTATAATATCCTTTAATATTGTAATTATTATCAATAAGATTTTTAAAATTAATAGAATAACTACTCTTATCGTTTAAAATTGCTTTTTCACGATTAAATACTACATCTATTAATTTATTATTGATTTTTACTTTTCTTGGAACAAAATACATTCCTATATAAGCTGTATAAAATTTATCTCTTATTACGTAATTTCTAATCAAATTTAAATCCATATTACATATTTGTTATTTATGTCAAAAGGTTAAAAAAAACAAAGTAGCAAGGGTCTCTCAACCTCCTACTACCTCTACCTAATATTGCCTTAAAGCCTTGTCCGAATACTCGACCCTTATCTTTATCGACTTCTTATCTGTTAACCATATACAACAAGGTAGCTACTTAGGATCTAGAATATTAGTAAGTAGCAATCTAATATTAATAAGATTCTGCAGTTAATCTTATATCCCTATCATATATAAGAATTTCCCAGTTTCTCAGACGGTTAAAAATAAGTTTTTGCGTTTTCTATAGAGTAAAAACCTTATATATGCAAGAAAAATATTAGAAAAATTTTATAAAGTAAAATTTATGAATTGATTTTAATATTTTTCTTTTTGTTTATCCATTAATTTATATTAAAATCTATTATGAGCAATAAAAAAGAAATTAAGGTAGTAGTACAAATTAAAAAAAGATTTGTCAGTGTTAACTCTCTGTATAAAGCAAGAATTATGTATGTAGGAGGTAGACCAGTCCCCAGTACTTATAAAAATCCGAGAGCAGTAGAAATTGAGAGAGAAATTAGAGATCAACTCAGGGCAATCGATTTTTCTGATTATCTAGAATGGCTCCGAACCACCCCCGGATTCAAACTTCATATTCAATTTATCTTTAAGAAAAATATAACTAACTCTGATACATCCAATTAAAAAGTAGTTGCCTAAATGATACTATGTTGTTTAGGAAAATCTTATTAAAATGCTGGAAAATTACATCACATATATTTTCCGCCCATAATATAAAGGGAGGTTATAAAAAGTGATGGAGAATAAATCAGCAGAAATTATACTAAGATATAATTTTTCAACGACTAAATATAAGACTAAGGGGAAGTTCCTTAGATGATATAGTCTATTTTTATATTAAATATATAGATATTCAGTACTATAAGAATATAGAGGATATTTGGACCAGATTTGTTAAAGAGGATCTGGGTATTGAGAGATATGACGACAATCTTCATGTTGAGATTTCTGCAGTTAAAAGTATTATCCCTAAATCTACTTCAGAATATGCATGTTTATACTTAACTGAATCTACTTTTAACGTAAGACTTGATCAAGAAGATAAGCCTAAGCGTATTTTCTTGGGAGGTACTTGTGGTGGATCGGCCTGGAGAGATGAATTAATTCCAGAACTTGATAGACTTGGATTTGAATATTTTAATCCCGTTGTACCTGATTGGACTCCTGAATGTATAGAAAAAGAAAACATCGAAAAATCCGAACTTTGTAATACACATCTCTATATCATAACCCCGGAGATGAGTGGTGTATATAGTATAGCAGAGATGGTTAATTCGGTATGGGAATGTTTATCGACCGGTACTGGTTTTGTATGGATTGGAATTCTCGAAAGTGAATCTTGGGAACCTCATCAACTCAAATCACTTCAAGCAACTCTCGATCTAATTAACAATATCGCCGATGGAAATAGTAGAATTAGAGCAAAGCTTATAAAAGAATCTAAAGAAATATTAACGTGATGAGAGTAAAAAGAAATAATATTGTAGCAGTAAGAGTTTTTACTGGCAGAGATTTAATTGAAAAACTATACTCTGAAGGTTGGGAAGTAGAACAACGAGAATATGGATTACTTTCTGGAGTAAAAAAGTTATCAAAAGGAGCAATTAATGCTATTAGTGATTTAGGAGATAATTTAATAGTAAAGCCGATTAGTAGGTCGAAAATGGGAAAGAAAATTATCGATAAAACGCAAGATTCTATTGAAGATTCGTTAGATAAAAGAATTAAATTGGATAGAGAGATTAAGGAATTAGATAAATCCATTAAAGATCTATCTTTATCTAATGAAGATTCAGCAAAATCTATCAAAAATAATTTAAAAAATGAAGCTGCTAAAAATAAAGCATATATACTTGAAGATAAAAGCAATACTTCAGGAAAATCTTTTGAAAATGGAACTATTGATATAAGAAATCCAGAAATAAAGAAAGCTGTTAGAAAAAAGCTTAAATTCGATGGTCGAAAAGATATGGAACATTTTAATAATAGTAATGATTTAATTTTATTTAAAGAATCTTCAGGTAATCCAGCTTTATCTCATGAGATTGGACATGTAATAAATAGAAATTCTAAAGGAAAGGCCGCAAAAATAGATAGAGAGGCTGAAAATATAATAGAAGAATTTCATAAACCAGCAGATTCTCCAGGAGGAAGAGATAATTCTAAAGGTCTGTGGAAATCAGTAGAAAGATTTTTCAAAGGTAAGAAAGTAGTAAATAATGAAAAGAATGCCTCTGAAAATGCTATTAAGCTATTGAAGGAATCTGGAGCAAGTGAGAATGAACTGAAACTTGCAAAAGAGAGTTTAGATAAATCCCTGGAGAGTTACAAAGAAGAACATAAAATGTATTATAAGTCTCCATTTATTAATAAACTTCAATCATTTAGGAAAAATAAGGAGAAATAATCATGTTTGGTTGGAAAAGAAAGAAGGAAAAGGATCTAATGTATCAATCTTTGGAAGAGGAAATTAGATTCATCGGAAAAGATCTTGGAATTTATAACTATGGAGACTATAAGGTAGAAACATCTTATAAAGAAGCTACTGAGTTTGAAGATTTATTAAAGGAAGTTAGACATAAATTTTTCTATCTTGAAGAAAAATATAAAAACTATGAATTAAGTATATCACTTAGATCTTATTCATCCGCTAATCTTGTAGATTTAGATGAAATAGAGAATCGAATTTTGAAAGATCATGAAGCAAGAGATATTTTTCTAGACTATATTGGGAGATATAAAAATAATGAGTTAAAATTAATGGATATAAATTTTAACTTACTATATGATTTATCTATAAGATATGCTTATGATGTATTAAGGGCGTTAAACAGAATTGCAGAATCTGATTCAGATAAACTAATATTGTCAGATTGGGAAGAAAATTTATCTCGTGTTGTAAAAAAACCTTATTATTATTCAAGTAATTATAGTGCAGAGGATCTTATGCCATATCTAGGACCTTACTTCATTGATCAAGAAGCAAGAGATTCGTTATATGAGTTTATTAGATGTAGAAGATAATAATAATGAGTAATTCTAGAAATTATACAATATCTTTAGAGAAAAAATTAGGGATATTTAATCATAAGTTATTTTATTTAAAAGATTATGTAAAAAGACTTGAAAGATTAGTAGAGAATTTAGATAATGTAACTTTTCATACTATTCCGGAAACCGGTAGGGAAGTGGATGAAGTTGTTGAAAAAATTAAAAATGAAAATCTGAATAGAGATATTATATATTCTCATATAATTAATAATGATTTTAACTTCGATCAAGAAACTCTGAATAAGTGTGGTTATAATTTTATTAGGAGTATAGAATATTTAATCGAATTAATTAATGAAAAAGATAATTTATTTCTATGTTATAATAGAGATAATAAATTTTATACTAATCATTATCTTATAGATAATCTTTCAGATATTATATATAATGAGGAATATCAAAAAGCTTTAAAACTAGAAAATATAGAGCCAAATCTAAATCAATGGACTAAATTTTTATACAGAAATTAGTATGTTTTACGTGTCCCAGAAGCTGTAAGACTCGTACTCAGTCTAGGACATGGAACAGCAGAAGATTTTAAACCAGAAGAATAAATAAAATAGATTATGACAAAAATATTATTAATACCAGCGCATCATAAAACTACTCCAGGAAAAAGAAGTCCTGATGGGATTTTACGAGAGTATTCTTATTCTCGAGAAATTATTAGTGAGATGATAGAAAGATTGGGAGGCTTAGGATATGAAGCTATTAATCCTATACCTGAAACAGAAAAAGAATTATCTCTTAGTGAACAATGTAGAATAATTAATAAAATCTACGATGAATGTTCTGGGGATTGCTTCTGTATTTCGCCTCACTTAAATGCAGCAGGAAATGGTTCTGAATGGATGAATGCTAAAGGATGGAGTGCGTTTATTTATAGAGGAGCTGGACAGAAAACAAAAGAACTTGCTGGATGTTTAACGAAAGCGGCTGAAAAAGAAGGGATTAGAGTGCGTTATGAGTATCCTGGAGTTCCTTATTGGACTAGTGGATTTTATATTTGTAAGAACACTAAACCAAGTACAGTTTTGACAGAAAATCTCTTCCAAGATAACCACGAAGATGTAGATTTCTTATTATCGCCTGAAGGAAAAGAAGCAATAGTTAATCTTCATGTCCAAGGAATTTTAGATTATATAAGTAAAATAAAAGAATAATGAAATTATATAGTAAAACAGATTACCTCGAGTATAAAACAAATCCACAGCCAGGAGATTGTCTAGGAAAAATTTTATCTGAATGTTTTGAAAATTTCCAGGATAGTAATGGTATTGTTAGAACTTCGATCCTTGATAATATTCTTTCCTATAAGCTTTCATTATCGGCCGGAGATTCTGACTATCAAGCATGTTCTGTAGTGTTATCTGAGAATTTCGAAAACATAACTTACACATGGATAGCTGAACAATTCGGATATACTCTCATTTCAAATCCTAGGAAAATTACAACACTCGGAACACTTCTTGGATTTGAACTAGATATTGCTCATGGAAATTTACTGCCTGAAGAGAGTTATACTGGGGAATACCTAAGTTGTGCCTATGAAGTTTTAAGACGTAGATTAATTATGAACTCTATAGGTTGGGGTTGTACAGTGAGCAAAGAATTAGAGGATGCTAAGGAATGTATGGAAAAGCGAATGAAAGTTTTTGAGAGGTATTTTAGTGGGAATATTAAGTTTCCAGTGTTTTCTCAACCTTTCATGAACTCTTCTTGGGATCCTGATTTCTATGGATTTTGTTATGGAGATGGAACTTACGGCGAATGGAACTACTCTTGGGCCGATTTTACCGGGAGAGAATATCATGATTGGATTAGAGAAGATCAAATTTATTTCTCATGTCTCTATGAAGCTACTGATCAATACTTGGGAAATCATTTAAATATGCTCCCGACAATGACCCGGCCCGAACTTTTATACTTCGCCGATCTTAGTCTTTATTGTGGATGTTCTGGAATATGGGCATTTATGAATAGAGATATTTCTGGAGATGAAAAGAACTCCGAATTAAATAAACTTTACACCAGATTAACAGCTCTAGGAAAAATTGAAGGAGCTGGAATGGAAGTATATAAAGAAATGGCAGAATCTTTAGGAAAACATGCTGCCAATTATTATGACCTAGATGAGATACAGGAAATAATAGGTTATAGAATTTATTTGTAATAATTTAAAAACGTTTTTGATTATGATTAATGATGCATTATTAAGTGGATCTGCCGCAGATGGTGGACCCCAAGCTGGTCTTCCTGTTACGGAAGTAGTTAAAAGTCTTGATATTAAGAAGGATGCTACTATTCCTCAACCTCTTCCGACTGATGAAGAGATTAATATCAAGGAATCAGAAAGTATTAAATTTGTAGTTGGTGAGTCTCTTGAAATGAAAATCGGGGAAGTTAAGTTTTTAGAACTTCGTCAGGAGCCATTTATTTCAAATCTCCCTTATGTAACTTATGAATCTAGTAATCTTAGGGTAGCTAGATTTATTGAAGATGGAGTTATTCTTGCTTGTTGTCCTGGAACAGTTAAAGTAACTGCAACAACTAGTGAAGATGTTAATAATCCACTAGTAGCTACTCTTACAATTACAGTAGTTGATCCTAATGCTCCTAAAGCAAGAAAGGGAAAAAAGTAAAGTAGAACGTTATAACCAAGCAGGAGGACTTATAAATCTTCTTGTTTGGTTTTTGATTTTTGTAGAATAGATGGCAAAAAAGAAAGAAAATAATATAAATCACTTAGAGACATTTTACTTCTCAGATATTCCAACTCAACCTTATCCGGTGTATTCAATATCAGAATCTGGAAACTTATACTCTCTGAAAAATATAGTATACCCAGGAAAATCAGCTAAAAAATTTACTCGTGCAAAACAATTGAGGTGGAGATCTCAACAAGCTAGGTTAGTAGATTTCTTAATAAACATAGATTATTTTTATCCATTAACTGTGTATAGAGAATTTCTAGTACCTATTCAAAATTCTCTTAGACTTCCTGGTATTTCTGGAGGTTTTTTCTTATGTGATTTCTATTTTCCAGAGTTATCCTTAGCATTAGAGTTGGATTCTGACTATCATAACTTAGACGCCGATAAACTTAGGGACGAATACTTGGAACAGCTTGGAATAGAGGTCTTCAGAATATATAACTTAGAGAAAATTACAACACAGAAGGGTAAGTTTAAAGAATTTATAGCTCTTCTCAAATCTAAAGTTCCTGTTCAAAATCCACGTCCCTTTGATTTCCTCGGCGACTTAAGAAAAAGAGAACAGGGAGGAGATAGTTCAGGGTTATGGAAAATCGATTAAACGCTTCCTAGTACCCTCGAGAATCTTATTATTGATAGTATATAATAAAATAGAAACTTTATTAAATTAACAGATCATGAAAATTCAAAGAGGAGTAAACCCAGAAAGTAGAATGATACAAATTACAGTTACTACACCATTATTAGCTGAATATTATAACAATTTTAGTGGTATGATTCGGAATAATAGTAGTAGTATTTCTGAGGGGGTTAATGTTGAAAGAGTAAACACCGATTCAGCTATGGTATCTTTTCCACTTCCATCAGATTCTCAAATGATAAATCATGGAGATAAAGCATTAGTTTCTATGCCTCCAGAGGTTGTAGATAAATTAAATGATGTAATAAATAAGTTTGTTAATTGTGGACTTCGGAAAACATTAAAAACAGTAGAATTCCTTCCACTTAACAACTATGAATTATCGGGACTTCAGGAAGATATTAAATCTGCAATAGAGAATAAACGAAACTTTTGCATTCTCAGAGATTATAAAGAGTATCAAAAAATGTCGGAGGAGAGAAAGTATCAATTTACCCAAAAACTAATCAAATACGGTACCTCAGAATATGCAGATGTAGCTCTTCTAATTAATTCTGGAAAGATGGATGAACTTAGAAGATGGTTAGATCCGCAGTTGAGTTATTGCGAATGGATTTAAATGATTATTAACTTTATAGTGTTTCCTCCAGGTTTTTATATCAGAGGAACACTTTTTATTTATTATAATATATGGAACAAATTAGTAATAATGTAATGGTACTGAATGTAGGAGATCAGATTCCTCCAGGTACCGAAGATGCACTAAAAATATTATTATTAGGTAGTATTGATCTAGGTCCTACAGGTGAGATGAATTGGCAGTCCAAATTCGTAGCTGGACTAGCTAATGCAGTAGACCCACAAAAAGGATTAATGAATTTATTTACAAAATATAATTATGTAATTCTTAATAACTGGTATTCCCCACAAAACAAAGAAGCTAATATTTTTAATCAAGAAATGGCTAATAAGTTTCAGTGGGAAAGAATGGCAATGAATGCTGCAGACTGCATCTTTATAAACTTCTTGGGGAGATCTCAGAGTCCTATCCCTCTTTACCAGTTGGGGTATTTAAATAATTCATCTAAACTTATCGTAAGATGTCCAGAGAATTATAAATACTATTCTTTAGTTAGAATGGCTTGTGATGCTAGTTCAGTTCCTTTAGTTGGTAGTAAAATGGGAACTGTAAATCAAATTCTTAGTCTTATGTTTAGTTTTATCCCTAAATTTCAAGAAGTAGGAAAAAATACATTACCAGAATAAAGAAAATGAAAACACTTATTATTTTAAAGGGATTAGCAAAAAATGAAAAGCTTGAATGGGTTAAATCTCAAGGTCTAGAAAATTTTTTCCTGGATTATTCTATTTTCAAGAGATTATATAGTATGCCAGAATTAGATCGAGATAAAACAACTGATATCTTGGGGAGAACGAATATTAATCTCATCTTTAAGTCATGGTTTGAAGCGATTAATAATAAACTTGAATCTGGATGTCTAGTTGTTATTGATTATGACCAAGAGAAAACCAAGATTTTAGAGGATATGGGTATGATTTATGGTTATACCTGTTTCTATAAAATCTTTAATATCCCTCATGACTATACATCGAATCCAGAAAAGTATAGTCCGGTAGGATTTAAAAGAAAAACAAAAGAGGAATTAGAAGCAGAAGTTATTACATTTCTAAATCTTCAACTTGGATATACAAAGAAAATTATAGAATACTCTGATGTTACTGATTATTGGAAGAAGAAAGAAGTAATTCTAGATATTCCAAGAAAAGAAACGATGTATTTTTTCTCCGATCTTCATTCTAATTATTCTCTCTATCAAAAAATTAATCTCTCTCCTGGAACAATAAGAGTACACTTGGGAGATTATATTGATGGTCCAGAGGAAGGTGGATCTAGGAAACTTATAGAAATGATCTTTAAGAATGCATCACACTATAATATTTTCTTAGAAGGAAATCATGAACGTAGACTTAGAAAATTCTTGTTCTGGAGATGGGCTGCAAGTAGTAATTCAGGTGGAAGTAGGGCTATTATTGCTGAGATGCTTTATAATTCACTTCCAACAGACTTTTTAACAACAACAGCTGATGAATTTAGATCTTTAACTCCAGGAGAAGCATTGACATGGTTGAAGAGATTAAATGATATCTTAAGAACCCATATAATTATTAAAAAAGACGATACTGTTTTTTATTGTACACATGCTGGAATTAAATATCTTGAACAACTTAGTCCTAAATTTATAGGAAATGTTATCTATGGAAATCGAGATATGGATGTTTATGATAAATGTTTCTCAAAAAATATATGGAAACCTACAGGAAGGTGGTCAATTCATGCTCACTGTAAGTATCCAGATGGCGTTGATTTCCTTAAATATGATGGAGTAGTTAATCTAGATCCATCATGCGAAAAAGAAATAGTTTATATGGAAAATAACATTAAAAATTTTTTACCATGCATCGTACAGTAACATTAACAGTAAAAAGTAAAGACTTAGGAAAAGTATTAAGTTCTTTAGAGATGAGTAAAGATTTCGAAGAGAATACTACGTTAACTCTTAGTATTGATATTGAAGACACAAAGAAAAATTATCAAGTTCTTTGTGGGTCTCCTGAAGTTTTGGAATGGGATTTTATTGAAGAAGATAAAACAGAGGATGAAATGAAAGAATCAGTAAATCCTGTAACTGATATAGAAGAAGCAATAAAAACTGTTAAGGAGAGTCTTAATAAGGAAGAGTCTTTCTGGTCTGATAATATATATTCAGTTGCCGTAAATACAGGAAAAACTCTTGGGTATCTTGAAGGGTATGTTAAAACTTATGATGATATAATTGAATTTATCTTAATGTCTTGGAGATTATCAAAAAAATTCCCCAAATATTCAGTAGATTTCGTTCAAGAGTATATCCTTCCAGCAATTATCCAAAATCAAACAGATATTTCAGAAGTATCAAGCCTAGATCGAAAAATTCCTCACCTAATTGCATCTTATTATTCTGGAGTTAAAACAACAAAAGAAGTACTTAAAGATGTGATTAGGAAAGTTCAAGAATCATGGGAGATTATGAAAGAAACTGAAGATGTAGTTTCTTTAGTTACATTATTGTTTGGTGGTAAAAAAATAGTAATGTCATGACGGAAGAAATACTTAAAGATATAAAAACTAGTTTAGGTTTAGATGATGTTGATGAAGCTATTCCTTATATCAATCAATGTATTCAAGCTAGAGATAGGATTTTATCAGACGAATATTCTGATTTTAAACCAGGAAGCTTAGTTCTTGATACTAGAGATAATGAAATTGGTTTTGTAATTGGACCAATCAATATGTATGGAGATATTAATACGGATAGTTTTGTTAAATTATCACACAACGCTAAAGTAAGTAAAGAAAATACTACAATGTTAGTAGTAACTCGAGTAATTGGAGGTTTAGAGAATGAAAGACGTTCTAATTTTAGAGTTAGGTATATTAAACGAGGCTATCTAACACCATTAAAGGTAGAAGAGAATAATCTCGATTACTCAACTAATAGTGTATCAGATCTTGATACTTTTTGTGGAAGTCAGTGTATTATGGAATGTACATCTGAGTGTAAACTATATAAATATAGAAGGAAAAAGTAATTAAAAACAGAATAATACTAGGAGGGAAACCTCTTAGTATTTTTTATCAAAGAATTATGAGTAAAAAATGGTTACATGGAGCTATACCTGCTCTACTAATTCATGGCTGTATAGGAACTGTTTATTGTTGGTCCTTATTGTATGATTATATAAAAGAATCTATTACTGGTAATTGTACTTGGGCATTTTCCTTAGCCATATTTTTCTTAGGGATTTCTGCAGCTTTTTTCGGTCCCTTAGTAGAAAAGAATGTAAAGAAATCTGCAACTATAAGTTCTATCCTCTTTGGTTCTGGAATGATCTTATCTGGAGTAGCATGTTATATAAACTCTATTCCACTTCTTTACCTTAGTTACGGAGCAATTATGGGTACTGGAGTTGGAATTGGATATATCACCCCAGTAAAAACCCTGATGATGTGGTTCAAGAATAATAAAGGTCTTGCTACTGGACTTGCTATTATGGGATTTGGATTAGCAAAAGTAGTAGCAACACCTCTTCTTAATTGGAGTATGGAAAGATGTGGGATATATTGTACTTTCCTCTCCTTCGGAATTGGATATACCTTGATTATGTTATTAGCTGCAGTACTTCTTAAAAAACCAGAAGAGAAAAGAGTAGAAAATACATTAAAACCTAAATCACTCAAAGAATGGTTTGATAGGAAAAAACAACTTCTAAATCTACCTGCAATTACTACTATTTGGCTAATTTTTTATTTAAATATTTCTTCTGGACTAGCAATTATAAGCTATGAGAAATATTATTACGAAACAGCTGGAATTGGAATAGTCTTGGGATTAGTATTTTCAGCTATATTTAATTCTCTTGGCCGTTTTGGAGTTGCTTGGTGGTCAGATTATTTTAAAAACCGTGGGAAACTTTTTGGAATAATCTTAACATTCTCTGTTCTTTCGGGAATTACTGCTTTTATGGCTCCAGGTTTTATTCCAGTAGCTGTACTTTTATGTAATGCTGGGTATGGGGCAATGTTTTCAATAATGCCTTCTGTTCTAGCTGATAGGTATGGAATGAAAGACGTATCTGAGATTCATGGATTAATACTTAGTGCTTGGGCTTTTGCTGGTCTTTCTGGAAATCAGTTTGCTAATCTTTTAGTAGGTATTCCAGAGAGTTCATATAAAACATTAATTCTTGGAAGTGTTGGGTTATATTGTATTGCTCTATCTTTAAGTGCTAAATTGTGGAATAAAGACTAAAAACCTTATATATGATATAATAAATAAGAAGTTATGAAAAGTAATAGAGCGTTTGAAATTTTATCTACATTAAGCTATGAACCGTGTTATTGTGAAGTAGATGAATCTATAATTGATTATAGTAATGCAGTTAGAGCAGTAGAAGAGGCTGAAAATGAAGTAATAGATCTGCTTAAGGAAAGTATATTAGCGAAATTTCAAAATAGGTCTACAAAAGATACTATAAAGATTATACTTGAAGAAACTATAAAAGAGTTTAAGGATGAAAAGTAAAGAAGGAGATAAATATTTAGGAAAACACCTGAATAGTATAAATGACTTATTAGAAGAAGGTCATGATCCGAAAGTTAGAGATCTGGTAGTTTATGAAGATGCAAAAATACTATCTGATATTTCTTATTTTGAGGGTTATGATGCTGGGGTGTCGGATGAAAGAAATAAGGAAGATTATGAAGTATGGATGGTCGAGTTATTCAAGAAAATCGCTGTAGATGGATTACCAAAAGAATATAAAGGCGGCCATTCTAAGATATGTGTTTGTTTTGTTCCGGCCGTTAATGGAGAACTTGACAGATATGTTATTGGATACTATAATTATAAAAAGAAAGGTTGGATGACTTGTTTATGTGAAGGATGTCAAGAATGTTTCCGGCCGACTCATTATCTAGAACTTCCGGCCGCTCATAAAATCAGAAAAGAATATGATGTAACTGGGCAAACTAGATCAACAAATTCATTTCCTGAAGTTCCTGATGGTGTATATCAAGGAAAATTCGGTGGACATGTTGGAATGATAGAGTATTTAGGAAAGGTCTATAACTTCACATTCTTAAAAGGTATCGTTCAAGAAAATATTCCAAAAACAATAACAGTAATAGATGGATATGGATGGACTCTACTAAAAGATGGACCGATTATACCAACCGTTTGAAACTATAACAAATTAAAAATAAAAAATTATGAAGAAAGAAAAATCAGAAGAAAAAGAAACATTAGAAGTTAACAAATTAATAACTAAGAAAGAAAAAATCAAGGATAATATTGTAGATATTATCGATATTGATGACGAAGAGACAGAGGAGTTTAAATTCTCTGGTGGAAAATTGGTAATAGATGACTCACTGAATGTAATTGGAAAGTGGGAATCTAAGAATTATACATCATTAGGAGATGGTGTTTATATGGGGTTTGTAAATAGCGGAGAACATGAAATAACGCTAATGGAAAGTAAGAAAAAGCACTCCAACATATTTGATTTTGGATTAGAGAATGGATATATCGCTATAAATAGAACTACACTCAAAGTAATCGTAAAGAATAAAAAAGGTTATATCGACTGTAGACATCTAACTCTAATCTGTGATTACCTGAAAAAATCTATCAATTCCAAAGAAAAAGAAATTAAATCTTTGGAAAATAGTATATCAAGAATTGAGTCACATCAAGCAACATTTTCTAGTGAAGAATCTAGGGGAACAGTATTAAAATCTCAGAAAGAGATATTATGTGAGCTCAATGAAAAATTACCCTCACAAAAGAAATTATATGAGGAACTTTCAATGAAGAGAGCCAAATTACTGCAAGAAGTTCAAGAAGAATATGAAAATTGCTTGAAATCTTCTAGTGAAATGGAAAAAGTCATGGAAGAACGGAAAAAATCTTATGATGCAGAGTTAGTTAAGTGTTATGGAAAAGAACATCCTACATCAGAAGATAAGAAAAATAAACACAAATCAGAAGAACTCGCCCTTCTCGAAAAATTATTGAAAGAAGGAAGAAAAACGATAGCTCTTATTAATTATAGAATTCCTAACTATGAAGATATGTTAGAAATTCTTAGCGGTAAGTCTATTAAAAGAAAATCAAAAAGAAAGGACGACGATGATTAAACTACTAAGATTACACAAGTTAATTTGGGGAATTCTAGTTATTATAGGAATTCTTCTTGAGATGGTAATTGTAGTACCAATCGTGTTTTTAGTGTTTATTTATAATTTTAGATTTAATCCAAGAAAAGTATGGGAAGCAATACATAGCGCAGACCTAGATTTTCAGAATAATTGGGGAGGTTATGCCTATCGTGATCATACTCCTTGGGATACGTTCAAAAGAAGATATAAATATACATTTAATCATATAGAGAACGAATCTAAAAGACAATAAAAAAGATAAAGTAGTAAGACATCAAAGCTTACTACTTTTATTTTCTATGTAAAAAAAAGGGAATCTCAGAAACCCCGAAATCCTTATTAATGTATGAAAAAGAATTTTAAAGAAAAAGATGATTTTATATTTTTAAATAAAGAACGAGTTCGGCTTACAATGTTAGTTACTACTAATTATTATATGGAATGCAAGATTATTACTGCATTGATCTCCGAACTTTAAATTTAAATACGTGGCGGCTCATGTTATTAGTTACTACTAAATTATAGATTTGTAAACTATGCGATTTACTGTAACGATCACCGCCACGTAATTTAAAAAATATAAATAATTCTAAACTACAAGAGAAATCCTGTAGTTTTATTTTTTCTTCTCTGATACAAATAAAAAAAAAGAACCTAGATTTTACTCTAAGTTCTTATTATTTTTCTATTCATTTACAGGAGGAAAGTCATCATTAATAACTTCTTCATTATCAATTAAACCCGCCTCTTTGTAGCAATTTCTTTTATTCTCCTTCATCCAGGCTACTAAACATCCTATTAAACCGAGAATAATTGCGATAAATCCTAATATCTTTTTCATAGTTTTCTTATTTATTTTTCATATATAAGATTTTTAAGCGGATTCTGTGTTATTTTTATCAATATATCTTTTTATTTCTGTTATTAAGTCTTCTTCGGTTGAAATTATTGGTGCAAAATAACTATCTAACATTTCTTCAATAGTTGAAAAATGTTTTGTTGAGTCTCTACCTTCTCTTTTTAATATTTTAGGAATTGCAAAATAAATTATATCAACTCCATGTTCTTTACACAAATTATACTTTATTAAATCTCGTTGTCTATGATTTTTAAATCCTTTCTCTCCTCCCATATAATTTACAGGAACAAAATGTTGTACTCCATGACCTTCTATTGCTAAGTTTAATTCTGGAATATAAAAATCTAATTCTAAATTCCTTTTATAAACTAACCAATCTAATGTATGACATCTTGGAATAAATTCTATTCCTAAAGATTCTAAAATTTTCCTAATAATAGTTTCTATAGTAGATTCTTTTCGTTCTGGATAAATTAATTTAGATAAATACCCTTCATTACTAGCTTTGTGATACTCCTGTGGAAAATTAATTAAAAATTCAGTAGGACTTTGAATATTGTTATTATCTATAAATTCTTGCATTTCTTCCGGAGTTTTATATTTGTCACCCCAATTAACAATACTTGCTTTATATTTCAATTGCGTTCTGATTCCTAAAGTTTTTGCTCTTCCATAAATTTTTGGATAAGTTCTTTCAAAAGACTTGGCAGAATATATATCTGGATGTGTATCAATAAACTCTTGAATATCTTCTACTGTATCGAATTTACCCGTTAAATTGTTCTTAATTCTATTCGGATATATTACCTTACTTCTTAATCCTAATTTGGATAGTTTAGCATATCCACTTAAAAATCGATTTCTAAAATCTTCAGGATTTTGAATTTCATTATCATCTATAAATTTCTGAGCTGATTCTAAATCATATATAGAATCCCAATTATTTATATTAGTATGTAATCTATTAGGATATACTACAGATCCAGCAAATTTATTTTTTAATAATTTTCGATAAATTCCACTAAATCTTTTCTTAAAATCAGTAGGATTCTGTATTTCATTATTATCTATAAATTTTTGATAATAATCAACAAATTCTTCTGGATTTGTTCTTTCTGGAAATATTAATTTAGAAATAATTCTTAAATTACTTGCCTTGTTATGTATAATTGGATAGTTAATTTTTAAATCAGAGGATGATATAATTTGATTATCTTCAATGAATTTATTAATCCTTTCTAGAGAATTTACATCTCTATATAATAAACTAGTTCTTCTATTCGGATAATTTACTTTATCGGCAAACTTCTTTCTAACTAAACGATTATAAATACTTGGATATCCTTTTTTAAAATCTAATGGTCTAGTAATTTTATTTTTATCTATAAACTGTTGAAAATCCTCAACAGTATTAAAGTCTTTTAAATCTAACGAATTACTATTATTCATTCCCGATTCAACGACAGACTTTTCTTCGCTTTGAGATTTAGGTAAGTTATTCATTTTTATTATATTTTTTTTACTATTCATCTTAGACATCACAAGAAGGGAATTTCGGAGATAATAAAGTTTCCGGATCTCTATTATTTCCTACTTTTCCCTAAATCTAAAATGAATAACTAACAATAAAAGAAACACTAGATTAACTTATAATTTTATATAAATTTTTCTAATGTTCTTTCATGTATTAGGGTTTAACTTTCTTTGAGAAGCAAAAGAAAGACTTAGGATATTTCACCTAAGTCTTATATTATTTTTTACTTATTTACTTTTTCTTTCTCGATATCTAATTCCATCATTACAGAATCAGATACAATTATCTCAGAATTATTCCCTAAATCAAGATTAATGATATTTCCTGAAATTTCTCCATTTACCATTGCAAGAGCTAACTTATCCTCTACATATTTTGAAATATTTTTTGATAAATCTCGAGCTCCATACTTAGTATCTACTTGATCAATGATAAATTCTTTTAACTTCTCAGATATATTAAGTTTATATCCTTTTTTAGATAAACGATCGTTAAGTTTTTTAATTTCAAGATCAAATATCTTCATCATTTCAGGTCTTCCAAGTTCATTGAATATTACTATATTGCTAAGTCGTCCAATGAATTCAGGTCTAAAGAATTTTTCCATAGCTTTCATTACTATAGATCTATTACCTTTATTTTTTTCATCTTGACTTTGTTTATTGAATCCAAGTCCATTTCCTTTTTCAGATAACTGCTTACTTCCAATATTCGAACTTAGGAGGATAATGCAGTTCTTAAAACTTACCTCAAGGCCATTACTTAAATTGGCTCTACCTGTATCCAAAATTCCTAATAGTAAATCATAAACATCTTTGTGAGCCTTTTCAATCTCATCAAATACTACTACCATATTAGGATTAGTTCTTACTTTTTCAAAAACTGCTGTATCTGAATCAGACCCTACATATCCTGGGGCACTTCCAAGTAATCGGGATATAGAATAACTTTCAGTATATTCTCCCATATTAATAAGTAGTAGATTTTTTTCAACACTTTCAAAGAAAAGTTCTGCTATCTTCTTGGATATCAGTGTCTTACCTGAGCCTGTAGGCCCTACAAGAAATGCTGTACAAATAGGTTTATTTGGATCTTGTATATCGAGGATAGACTTTTGAATTGCAGTAACCATAGTATCAACTGCATCCTGCTGTCCAATAACCTCTTTTTCCAAAACTTTTTTCATATTTCTGATCTTAGTTGCTTCAGAATCCTTCATTTTATTTACTGGAACGTTAGAGATCTTAGAAACTACCATCAGAACATCATCTTCAGTTACTTCAGGCCATCTAGTAGAATCATTAATTTCACAATCAATTTTAGATTTTTCTTTTCTAAGTTCCTCTTTTAATAATATTTCAGTATCTCTTCTTTTCTGAGCTTCGTCAAAATCTTGTTTTTCTACTAGTTCAATTTTCTCTTTAACAACATTATCAATTGCCTTTTCAAGATTATCAATAGAACTAGTATCAACATTTTTCCTAAGTTTTGTTGCACTTGCTGCAATATCAATACAATCTATTGCTTTATCAGGAAAATGTCTATCATAAATATATCTTCCACTAAGCTCTACACAAAGTTTTAAAATATCATCTGTATATTTCACTTTATGATATTCCTCATATCTTCCTTTAAGTGTTTTCAATATTTCTAGAGTTTCTTCTTTATTAGGTTCATCTACTGTAACCGTCTGAAATCTTCTTTTAAGAGCACTATCCTTTTCAATATATTTCTTAAATTCCCTAGTTGTTGTAGACCCAAGACACCTAAATTTTCCTCTAGCTAATGGACCCTTAAGGATATTTGCACCATCTCCTTTACCATCATTTGAACCATTTCCTACAAGATTATGTATTTCATCAATATAGATAATTATTTCTGGATTATTTTCTACTTCTTTAATTATAGCATCTAAACGCTCTTCATATTGCATTATGTTAACTATATGAAAATATTTCTCATATAGATCAGTATATGATTTCAAGTTTATAAATATCTAAACTTGGCAAGTCTTTATACGTTACACTAAAGAATTATTATCTTTAGCTCGGCATTAAATTACTCAACTAAAAGCGTAAGTAGTTAAGGTTATTCGCCGAATTTACTAGCTTATAATTTAGAAAATCACTTTCCTAAACGGCCATTTTGTAATCACAACCTCTGAATTGGCAACCAGCCACTAAAGCGTTTAAATCTAACGAGAAGATCCTTTTATCTATCAATTCTCTAGGAACTTCTTTATTTACTATTTTCTGACACAATCCTTCAATAATCGCGGTCTTTCCACAACCAGCTTCAGCTAATAATATCCCGTTATTTTTCTTTCTACATGATAGAATCTCAATAATCTGTGAAATTTCCTTATCTCTACCTACAATTGGATCATATTCTCCGTTTTTTGCAGCTAAAGTCATATCAGTAGAGAATTTATCAAGGAAAGGAGTTCTAGAATTTGGATCTAGGTTTTCGGGTTCATTACTTCCTTGTCCAGCCATTTCAAATTCTCGATCTTCCTCTTCGCGACGTTTTTCAGAGTCTTCGTCGCCTTGGTTATAATCGAGAGTTTTTTCTTTAAGTTCGCCGCCGTTATTTTCCTCACAATTATCTTCTTGGTCTTTTATTCCAAGTTTCGTATCGAAGTCATTTATCTTCCAAAATAAACTCGTGAGGTCTCTTGCATCGGCGTCTAATTCATTTACAAGATACTTAGCAATCTTACTGAACTCTGCTTCTGGGAGTGAACACATAAGGAAAGCTAGTGTATCAATATCATCAGTCATCTCAGATTTTAAATTTATATCTGTCAGTTTATCCAAGATATAATTAACGGCCGGAGACAAGACAATTGAATCAGCGCCAGTATACAATTCAGAAGGCGCTGTAAATTTATTGTCTTCTCTAATTTCGGCCACTACATCCATTATAAATTCTCTAAGATCTTCCTCTGTACTAGGTTTTCCGATAAACAGATCTTTTAGATAATCTCTTAGTTCTGGAATATCACCTTCATTATCTAGATAAGTTATAACTATCTGAGAAACTATATGATCTAATGATATTTCTTTTCCCATAAACGAGACTACTTCTTCATGAGCTTTCTCGAAAAACTTTTTTAATTCTTGAGATAATTCAAATTTTGATGAATCTTTCATTTTTCTATTTGTTTAATTTTTATTATGTTTATCATCACATTATTAAGGAAATCATCGGTAAATTTTATATCTATTTTTTGCTTCAGAGATATAATCATTAATATCTTCTTGAGTAATAGTTATATCTTTTATGTTTTTAAATTTGTTAGCCCAATCACTACACCAACTTCTCCAACTAGTATCACCTTCAAGTTCTTTTATGTACTCAAGAATTTCTCCTTCTCCTTTAATATTTCTTTTTGGGACCCACCCCAAACAATTCTCGAAGGATTCATTTCGATCATATATTGATTTTACTTTTATCGAAATTTTCTTTTTCTTCTTCAACCACTTAAAGAAATCTTTTATAGGATTTGGATACATTAACTTCGGAAACTTATAAATTTCATAATCTTCAGTTACAACTATATAAATCCTTGATTCTTTTCCTAAGGTCGGTGTTTTAAGAAATGGAAGATCGACTCGTTTGGCATCTATATAAACCTTAGTATTCCACCATCTAAAAGTATCTGGTTTATTTGTATCTTTTACTTGATATAACATAAAATCTCCAGAAATATCAATAACATTTACAGCTAAACCTGTTTTTCCAGTAGAATCATCTATGACTACTTGAGAATTTCCTTCTTCAAAGAGATCCATAACTTGAGATGCACCATGTTCTACTATATAAAGTGTTTTCCCTGTTAGATTATCAATAGTTTCTAAGTCTTTCTTATCTCCTTCTGAAAGTTCTACAAACATATACCCATCTTTACGCGTTACAGATCTAGTTCCAGTAATTCGGTCTAATTTTGTTTTCTTTACTAATTCTTCTGGTTTCATATTAAATTATTCTCGGTTCATTAATAATTCCTTTATCAATTAGATAGTTTCGATAGAGAAGATTTATAACAAATTCAGGTGATTTACAACAAAATTCTCTATCTACTACCTTTAGATTTTTCAATAGTTCAAATAAAGAAACTTCAGGTAAATATTCTTTCCTACAACAAATGCTATTATTTCTATTTACAATATCTAATCTTGAATCTGTATAAATTAATTTTTTCTCTCGATTTAGTATATTTATTATTTTTCTATTAGAAAGTTTTTTACAGATATACCCTTCTGTAACAAAATATAAAAATACCTCAGATAAAGAAGCTAGACGTACATCCTTTTCTAATTGAATTCCTTCAAAAAATTTTAACACATAAGTTTTATCAAAAAGATTTTTATAATTATTCCTAGATAAAATATATCTTGAGTGTAAAAATGGAAAAGTATATAATAAATCTTCTTTATTTGAAGAAGAAATTTCTAAGTAAGTGTATTTTGCTCCTTTAAAATTTATATAACTTAATAACATACTTACTTTCCCCATTTTAAATTTATTTTTGGTTCTCCAGTAATTTTTCCAGTATCTATAAGATAATTTCGAAAGATTATAGTTTTTAGAAATCCCGTTACAGTTTTAAATTTCTTTTCAGGGATAGGAACCACAGAAGTCAGAATATCTTTTCTAGTAAATGAGTTTAATTCGTACTCCCTGATTAATCGGGTTCCTGGTTGTTTATTCAACGATTCTACATCCATTACAAATGAAAGTTGTATCATTGGATCTTTATAAAGTCTTTTTGACATAGAATTAAGATTTGAAATTTTTGGACGGTCAATTGGGGATGCTAAAACTAATCCTACTTTAGAGAAATCCATTAATTGTATTGGTCTTTCTTTCTCGAATTTTTCTAAGTATGGTTTTAATTTTACTTCGTCCTGTACAATTTCAAAACTAAATCCAGGTTCTGCAAACACTTCGAATCTACCATAATCTACATAAGGTATTGTAATTTTTTCTGTAGAATTTGATTCTGTAAGTACTGTATAATATACTGTGAATACATTTTGTATAACACATTGATAAACTTTTACATCCATTCTTCTATAGTATTATCGTTCCACTTCACCCTAGCATATACATCTGGGGCATTATCTAATCTCAATTCTAAGTTTTTAAAATCTTCTCTGAATTCTTGAGGTAGTTCGAATACTTTATTTATTACCTCCTTCATAATTTCTCGTGCCCTTAACTGTCTAGCTTTCTTTCTCCATACTCTGGGACAAAATACGGCCGGAACATATATAAAGTGATCAGAAGCGGCGGATATATCTGTTATAACTACCTCAGAGGGATCTATCTCAAGTTTTTCATACTCTGGGGTGTTCCAGTATCCATATTCATTTTTCTTTGGTTCCTTAGAAAAACATAAATACTTATCTCCTTCTTTAACAAACCATAAACTTCCGCCGCTAAACTCCTCTTTATACTTCTCTAATAAATCGGCCGGCGTAGATAGTCTCGGATCTTCATCAAAATAATCTTGAAGAATTTGTTTTATTTCTCCAATTATTTTTCCAGAGGCTAATCTAAATTCTGTCATTATACATTCTCCTGTAATTGGAACTGTAAAATTTGTAGTAGGTTGGAGATTTTTTATTCTTTCAACTTCGGAGAGAAATGATTCAGTTTGACCTGGCATATTCCAACAAGGTTTATGGTTCATATTATCAGCTTCAATTAACTTCATTTCATCCGTCAAGTTATCTCCAAGAAGTCTGATAAGTTGACGAGTTTTCTTTGGTTTTCCTGTATATAGTCCTCGAGAATAATCATAGAGTTGTTTAATACACATATGATTCTCAACTAGGAAAACAACTTTATCAATTACTTCTCCTGGGTATTTAAGATTAATCAGGATTTCTCTTGTTTCTTTTGCTGACTCTTTATCATGTTCGTGAAATGAAAATGATCCATCTTCTTTTACTTGATAACATATTGGCTTAGAAACATCATGAAAAAGAGCTGCTAATCTAAGTTCAAGATCCGCTCCACCTTGAATTACATGATCTAATACAGCAAGAGAATGTTCACCCCAAGTCTTATCATGATATTTATTATTCTGTACGAAACCAATATTTAATTGAAAAATCTTAGAAATTCTCCACATAAGACATCTTCCAATTAGTTCTCGAATTCCCCATACTGCATTTTTTGACATTAAAATCTTAGTAAACTCATCTCTAATCCTTTCCATACTAAGAGATGAATATTCTGGAATATTATCAATCTTAGAGTATGTTTCCTCAAAAATAGTGAACATCTTAGTACAAGCAAATCTGATTGCTCTTAACATTCTAAGAGGATCATCTTTAAAAGTCTGTTCAGGATCAAGAGGCGTTCTTAAGATTCTATTCTTACAATCATCTAAACCTTTCCCTGTTGGATCTAATACCTCTCCAGTTAATAGGTTTTTATATAATGCATTACAACAAAAATCACGTCTAAAAGCATCCTCTGTGATATTAGTTTGTTGTACTGTATCTGGTTTTCTCGGTCCTTGATTATAAGTTTCAACTCTAGGTACAACACACTCTATATCTATCTTTTCATTGGCTCCTATGTCTAATGAAAATTTCCCAGTTTTAAATCTATTATAAGTAACGAAACCAGAACATTCAGGCTTTGTTTTTAGGAAATCTATAAAGAGATCTGTTCCTTCTGGATAATCAATACAAAGATCTATATCTTTTGGAGTTTTTCCTAAAACTAAATCCCTAACACATCCACCAACTAGATAGATTTTTTCTTTGAATTTACAATCTTGAACTACTTCTTTTAATAATTCGACTGCTTTTTCGTAATCAATTTTCTTCATAATTGTTTATTGTTTTTATCACATATAAGGAAAATAAACTACCCTGGAAGATTTATTTTCTCCAAGGTAGTAATATTTTATTGTTGTTCAGCTTTTTTATATACTTTTATAATAGTTGCTAGATTAAGAATTACTATAAATCCAGATATAATTATAGTAATTAAATTTATAAAAGGTATTTGAATGAAATTATAAGAATCCAATTCAATATGATTCCAATAATTTTTTTGATATCCACTAAGTAAACAATCTGAATAATTTTCTATGTTTAACTTTGTTCCAGGCTTAAGAGATTTTTCCAAAATATATTTTTCAAACTTCTTATCTCTATCCCAACTAAAAGATCCAGACCAAGTTATAGTATCATTTTCATCAATACCTATACAAAATATTGCTTCATTTTCTTTTCCTCCAGACCAGAATGATCTTTGAAGTTCTGTTTTATTCTTATAGCTATTTTGCCAAACTAAAAGAATAGGTCTGAACATAGGATCAAGGGAACATATATAACCAATTTTTCTTTCTAGAGAATCAGGAATATTGATACCATATACGAAATTTTGTCTAGGTTCTAAAATATTATCTGAATTTACAACTCTACCAATACTATATCTCATAAATAATCTTTTCTTCAAAGCTTCTGATATATCTACATCATATAACTTATAGATCGGTAAGATATTATTCATGTAGTTATAGTAATTAACTGGTTTTGAGAATATTAATGCAGTTTCAGGATTACTATTCCACTTAGATCCACACATATGCCAACTCTTATTCTGTGGATGTATGATATCTTCCTTGTTTTTCCATAATCCTTGAAAATACATAAAAGTATTTTTCGAAATTTCAATCTCTACTTCTTCACCAGTATCAAAATCATCATAAGCTAGGTAATAAACATCTTCATGAGTAACATCTTTTCCATCTACTTTTTCTATCCAATTACTGTAATGTTTTATATACCTAGCTGAGTATTCAACTAGTTTTGTATCTACTGGCTTATTTAAAGTAAATGCAAAAAATACAATAAATATAGCCATAACTGAAGGTAAGACGAAAAATATATTCGACTTATCTTTTTTCAATCGATTTTTAACTTTAACAAGTATAAATACTGTTATTAATAACAGTATTACAACAGTTATAAATAAATATTCCATAGGCTTTTTTAAAAACTTATTAATTTTCTTTTTCTAAGCAAATCTCCAACTACTGGATTCCATTCTATTGCATCTTTAATAGTCTTTTCTGGATAAGTACAGGTATGAAAGTTTTCTGCAAAAATGGTTTCTGTAATAATTATCTTTCCATAATCACCCATATCAGATTCAAAAAATATATTTAAAGAGTCTCTAAATATTCCATCATCTCCTGGAGTTAAAAAAAGATTATCAGTATCTTTTTCAATAGACCCTAAGAAAATAAGATCTTCTCTAGGCTTCTTAACTCCCATTGAGGAATCTGCATACCAAAGGTGATGTTCATATTTCCATGAATGAACCTCATATTCTCTAAGATCTCCAGGAAAACCACCTAACTCTGGAGTTCCTTCACTTCCATAAATTACACAAGGTTTCCATCCTCCATTAATATATTGAAGTTCGAAAAGATACTTTGGATAATCTTCATGGATTAAAATATCACCTTCATAAATTCCACTAGTTATAAGTTCACCAACAGATTTATGTGAAACTCTACTCCAAATAAAAGATCTCTCTTCTTCATCGACTCGACTATCACTAGTTATAATTAAACAAGAACTGTCATAAGTAGATATTCTAAGGGATCCATACACGAAATTCAATGAATCATATAGACTCATTCCAATAGGTATTCCTCTAAAACTCTTGTCAATACTACTTCCATGTTTTTCTGCAAAGTATTTTTCAAGTAATCTACAACTCATTTTTTCTCTTTTCTTGTTTTAATCTTAATAACTCTTTTGACAAAGTAGGATCATTATGAGAGATGCCATCCAAGATATCATAATAAATACCCCAAATGGATCTTACAAATGCTAATCGTTTCGACACAAGCATATAAGTTCCATTCATTAAGGGCAGTTTAGATTCTTTCATAGAACTGTAAAGAGCACTAAGACGTAAGTATCTCTTATGCCACTTCAAAAGTTCTGGCATAGCTGTCTTTTCAGATAAACCCATTTCTCCAAGAACTTCTTTAACATCCTCTGGAAGTTCATCAAAAAACATATTATAACTTTTCTGCAAAGATTCTTTATCTTCAATCATAGTGTTTTATCTTCACTTAATTTCTCTACTACTTGATCCCATGTTAAATCACAAAGATCATCTATCCAGGAATCAATATAATATAATTTATCCGAATCTTTAATAACACCAAATAGAATTGGATCCTTTTTAATTCTCTCCTCTTCAGCTTTTTCATATTCTGTTAAACTGAATGATTTTCCGGTAGGATCATAGTACAGAATTACGTAGTTATCAAATACTTGTAAATTATCTGCCAGTACTTTCTTTTCAGCAACTGAATCTGGAATTACTCTTGTGAAATTCTTAATATAATCAATATCAAGTTGTTTTTCACATTTTTTCTGAAGAGTTACTAGATCCGACATTGTAATATAATGATTAATTCCAGAAACTGCTAGAACTGATTCATAAATATGTATAACTAATTCTGAAATTAATTTTTCGAGTTGAGCTTGTTGACTTAATACAGTAGCTTTATGAATTAAGCTCATATAAGCTTCAGTACGTTCTTTAAACTCTTTTTCTTTTCCAGCTAATATCTTAACTTGATCAAACAATTCTATTACATTTATTTCATACAGCTTTTTCGGTTCCTCTATCTTATCCTCAGTAATTGTCTTTTTTCTCTTTCCAAATAATTTTTCTAAGAAACCTTTCTTCTCTTTCTTATTCCCCGAAGAATTCATATTAGTATTAACATATTTAACAGAATCATCATTATTATTTACGAAAATTTGATTCCGAATTCTACCTGAGATTAAAGAATTATTTTCCTTCAGAATTTTTAATAGCTTTTCTGAAATTGATATATTAAATTTCCTAGCATTTGAGTCTCCAAGAAATTCCTTAACTCTAGATAAACCTTTTAGAATTTTATCTGTAGCTTCTATTTCTTTCTCACCTTCTAAGAAAAGAAATTGTCCTGGAGTTATTGAATCAGGATCTGTATTTACTATTCTATTAAAATTTATATTTACTTCAGATTCCTTAAGGTCTTCCTTTGAACTTAAAGTTACTTTTTCGGTTGTATCTTTTACTAGATTTTTATATTTTAATAAATTTTCATCTACTACAATACCACCTTCAAACAATGTAATTCTGTTTCCTTTTTCTAATAATTTCATAATCTATATAATATTTGTGAGTTTTTATTTCCTAGTTCACATCTAATATTTTCTATCAAACCCCTTTTAAGAGTTGGATGAAGACCCGACATTGATGTTATAAATAAACACCTTTCTTCAGGATCCTCTATAATACTAAATATTATAGGAAGCATATACATAAGAATTCTAAATCCTGATCCATGATCAATTATACTTAATAATCCAGTTGGATCATGATCTGTTATTATCCTCCAGTCTTCAGTTATTTTATTTATTCCAAAACCTAAATCAGGAATAATATTTCTTACTTTCTCTTGAACTGATTCAGGATATTTCATGAGTTTTTCAATAAATGGATCAATACCCCATTTAAGTCCTTCACCTGAATCAGCTATTATTAAATCTTTTTCAAAAAACTTACCTATTCCATAAGATATATTGGGATAATCATAGGATAAATTAGAAATAAAAGAAGTAATAAATTTTGTTGATTTATAAACTTCATATAAATTTAATAAAATTTCTTCATCCTCCCCAGTTCCTTTAAATCCTGCTCCTATACTTATTTCATATTGATCTACGTATACAGCTAATTTTTGATCTACAACAAGGGATTCAGATATAAACTCATCTAACGTAAAGATAACACTATATCCTATATCATAATCTTCAGAACAAAGAGTTATAGACATTTCAATAGGTTCTATAGGATCATATGGTCTAAAATCTACTTTACTAACTTTTTTCAGTAAAAATTTACCAATTCCTTTGAGAAATTCATCTAAAGATATATCTACTTTGTAATCAACATCACTGCTTATTAACTCTGTAAGTCCAGTCGGAGAAAATCCTATTGATATTTCTTCTTTACATGCGAAAAAATTTTTTAATCTTAAATTTTTTATTCTCATTTTAATTTTCTTTGATCATAGTTAAGGCTATTAGAGTTTTATATCTTTCTTATGTACATTTCCCTTAAAAACCTTATATATGGAAATTATTGTTAATGAAAATTGCTTTAGTCAATAAGTCTGGTCTGTGAAGATCGGGCTTATTTTTTTTTGCCTGAGAATCTTATACTTGAAATAAAAACCTAAAAGAATGGAAAGATTAGAACAAATTTTCGAAAATGAAGTATTAAAAAATCTAAAAGAAGGTAAAATTAGTGGGAAATCTATCAAAGAACTTCCAGTATTATTTGAGAAGAGGAAAAGAAATGATAAATACACCCACTCTGAGTTATCATATATTATGAAACTTAATGACCTAGGAATACCTTATGGATTAATCGCTAAATCTATATCTAGAACTGAAACATCCGTTAGAAATAGATGTGTTAAGTTTAGAACAGAAAATGGAACTTATAATAAGGGTCATATAGAAGAAAAATATAATCTTAACGATAAATTCTTAAAATATCTTGAAAAAGAAGATAGAGTAATGACTATCTTAGACGCTTATTCGGGGAGTAAGCCATTTTGGACAAAGTATGAAAAAAGAAGAGTAGTATAGAAATTGAATTTATTAAATAAGGTACTATAAAGAAGGAATTGAGAAATCATTCCTTCTTTTTCTTTACCAAGTTTTCATTGATTTTGGGGATAAAAAAAATAAAAGTGGGTTATTTTTGGTGTTTTTGATGCTAAAACTGTTAAAATTGTATTAAAATAACCCACTTTTTGTTACCCTATTTTTATGTTAGCCTTATATGTGTAATATAAGGAATATTACTTGTAAATTTCACCAATAAAAACTAAATTGTTATGAAGTATAAAATTAGTACGTACGCAAAACTTCAAGGAAAAACCTATAGAACAATATGGAATTGGATCTCTAAAGGTATAGTAAAAACTGAAAAAGACTCTACAGGACATACATGGATAATAGAAGATGATCCAGAAATAAAAAAAGATCCTAAAGTAGTAGTATATACTAGAGTAAGTTCTAGTGAAAATAGAAGTAATCTAGAAACTCAAGCCTCTAGATTAGTTTCATACTGTAATGCTAAAGGTTATAAAGTTTCTAAGGTAGTAAAAGAAATTGGATCAGGATTAAATGATTCTAGACCAAAGTTAGAAGGAATACTATTAGATCGAACAGTAGATATTATAGTAGTAGAGCATAAAGATAGATTAGCTAGATTCGGATTAAATTATATTCAAAAACTTCTAGAACTAGACAATAGAAGAATAGAAATAGTAAATGACTTAGAATCAGAAAAAGAAGATCTAGTACAAGACTTCATCTCTATTATTACTAGTTTCTGTGCTAGAATATATGGTATCCGAAGAAGTAAAAGAGCAACTGAAAAATTAATTAAACAACTAGAAGAAAATGACACTAACGGAGAGACATGTGATAAAAAAGAATAATCCACTCTTCCCGACCCTAGATGAACTTTGTTTTAAATCAAAAAACTTGTATAATTCTACATTATATAAGATTCGACAAGAATATTTTAATTCTGGAATATACCTAGGATACTACTCTATTCAGAAAGAATTTCAAAAGACTAATCAATTTGATTATAGAGAATTACCTATTAAAACATCACAACAAACTATGATGTTAGTAGATAAGAATTTTAAAAGTTTCTTTGCAGCTCTCAAGGAATATAAAAGAAATCCTAAGAAATTTAAAAGAAGACCTAAAATTCCTAGATATTTAGATCCAATAGATGGTAGGTTCGTAGTAGTATATACATATCAATCTATATCTAAAAAAGAACTAGAAAGTAATAGTAGAATAAAATTTAGCGGAGTAGATAATGTATATATTACCACAAAAATACAATATAAAGATTTATGTCAAGTTAGGATAATACCGAGAGGTTCTCATATAGTAGTAGAAGTGGTATATAAGAAACAAGAAAAGCAAATTCTTCCAGATAACCATAGGTATGCAGGAATAGACTTAGGAGTAGATAACTTAGTAACTTTAACTACTAATATTCTAAGAGACATTCCAGTAGTATGGTCTGGAAAGAAAGTTAAATCTTGGAATCACAAATATAATAAAGATATAGCATATTATAAAGGAGTATTAGATAAAACAAATAAATCTAAAAGAAAGAAGTGGAGTAAGAGATTAGAGAAGATAACTCTTAAGAGGGAACTCAGAATAAATGATTATTTTCATAAGATTTCTAGAGATATAGTGAATCACTTAGTATCTAAACATATTAATACGTTAGTGATAGGTAATAATAAAGGTTGGAAACAAGACACTTCTCTGGGGAAAATTGGAAATCAGAATTTCGTACAAATTCCTTTTATGAAATTAATTTCAATGTTAGAATATAAGTGTAGGTTAGAAGGAATTAATTTTTATATCGTAACAGAGGAATATACCAGTAAATGTAGCTTCTTAGATTTAGAAGTAATAGGAAAGCATAATGTATACTTAGGTAAAAGAGTTCATAGGGGATTATTTAAATCTGGAGGTGGTAGATTAATAAATGCAGATGTAAATGGATCTCTTAATATTCTCAGAAAATGTAAGCCAGGATGTTTTGATAATTTTACTATCAAGAATAATGGTGTAATGGGTGTTGTAGTTCACCCTATAATTAGAATTATTTAATTATAAATCATAATTTCATTGATTTTCATGAATTATGATAACTATGGAAATTTGTAAAATGGAAAATGACATGGAGAGTTTACTTTAAAGTACTAACCCCGAGTTCCTTATAAATGTATTAATAAAAAAAAATTAAACAATTATGAAAGTAAGATTTTTATCTACAAAGTTTTATGTGAGCGAAAAAAGAAGAACAGTAACTTGTGTTATGACTGCAAAATTAGACGATAGAAAGTCTGGTCAAAACAATTTCCGATTTACATGGGAAGGGGAAGAGAGATTCTTAGAACCTTTCGAAGTTATAACAGTTGCCCGTTGTCACAAAGATGATAAATTCGATGAGACAAAAGGAAGACGTATCGCTGAATCTAAAGCTAAACGTTTAGTTTATTCAGAAGGAATTCAACGAGGAAGAATGATACTAAAAGCAGAAAATGCTTATCGGAAAGAGTTGGAAACATTTGTAGAAAATACAGTAAAGTATAAAGAAAAAGAAGTAGCTCATACATCTATTGTAATGGGATAAAAAAGAAAATAAGAGAGGATTTAACTTGACTTTTAATTAGTCAAGACCTCTCTTATTATTTTTATAGTCCTTCAGCAACTGAATTAAGAATCGAATCTAGGATCACCTTTTCAGTTGTTGTTTTTATTTTCTTCATTTTATATTCACCGGTACCTAAATAAATTATAGTATATTCGATAATATCTGAAGATTCTCTTTTCAGTTCAAATAAAACCATAGATGAATATACTAAAGTTATTTGATCAGGATAATCATTAGCAACGTACAAAGGATCTCCAAAAACATCTGATATTTCTTTAACTATATTCTTCAGATTTACCATAATGCTGCTAAGTAACGATATATATAATTCTCAATATCTTCATAGGATATAGTGATAAGTTCTTCAGTTGGAAGTTCACCTTCTGATTCAGCTCTAATTATATACATAGGTACTTTAGAAGCATCAGGTCCTATCTCATCAGGATGAATTAAGAATACTGTTGGAATTCTTACTCCAGTTAGTTGTAGATAATGAGTCTTAACAACTGTAGAATAATATTGAAATGACCCTTTCCCTAGCTCTTTACATATATTTTCGAAAATCTTAGTAATTCTTTTATTTTCCATTAGTATCTAAAATCTCGATAAGATTTGTAAAAATAGTAATACCCTGGACCTCCATTTAAAGTTGGTCTTGGATCTACTCTAAATACTAAAAATTCCGGTGGAAGTGGTGGAAGCTGAATTGTATCTCTCCATCTAAACTTTATACGTTCTGGATCTCTTTGACTATCTAAACCAACTCCAATACCTTCTATATAACACAATCCATTATCTAAAATCTTTAACATCAAAGGAGCTTCATCTCCAATTGCACCTGATTCTACATAAGGATCATATATAAATATCTCACCAGGTTTTAGATTTTGATATTCCATAAGACTAAGATGATCATTTCCTATTCCTGGAAATCCAAGTTTCATTTCTGTCATTCTGGACTTCATTTTATTAACTTGATCTGGCCAAGTCTTAGAAAAACCTCTTTTTCTGGCGAATTTTATAAGAATATCATCATTTACCATTTCTTATATAATTTTTAATATATTTATAAACATCTGTAATTAACCCTGTAGTCTCTTTATCTTGAAATAATTCATCAGATATTAAATTATCATCTACTAAATCTTTCAAAAGCTTTGTTATATCATCACTGTTACTAAATGAAACTATATTTGTTATATGATAATATTGAGACTTATCTCCGATATATGTAAAAGTTAATTTGACATATGGAAGTCTTACTAAATCATATGAACCATCCTGATTTTGAGACTCTGAAATCAAACATTCTCCTGAAATATTAGTATAACTGTAAAGATCAAGAATTGTTTTTCCTGGAATACATTTAAGATAATTAAAATTCTTTACTATTTCGGTGTCCGAACTTCCTCCAGTAACCACTACATTATTATGCATCTTAGAATGTGTTTCTGTTTTCTTAAAGAATCCAAAAACTTTTTTCTCTGTTGTGTACTTTTCTTCATAAACAAAGTAGAACTTATGATCTTCAAGTTTTAATGATTCTGGATTTATTTCTATCTTTGTAACTCTATAATCTTTAATTGAGGGTAAGTCGTTAAATAATCTTCCTATTTTCATCATAATTTAACATTTTTTATTAATTTACTTGAAGTTCTATCATAAAATAAATCCTTATCAGTAAGTAGACCCTTTTCATATAATAGATTAAGAAACTCATTTAATTCTTTTTCTGTTTTAAATGTATATTCTTTTCTTCTTATATTATTCCCATACATATCGATTTTATAGTAAATTATAATATATGGAAGTCTATATACTTTATAAGATCCATCAGAATACATATCTTCTCCTATTATTCCATCCTTAACACCACAATAAAATACTGAATTTGGAAGTCTTATAGATTGTCCCGGTTCAATATTTTCATATTTTCTAGATTCTTGTGAGTAAATCATATCTCTCATATAATTCTTTTGACGACATTTGATAAACCCAAGGAACTTTTTTGTATATTCTGGATAAAATCGATATCTTTCTTCTAAAACAATTGATTTTTCAATTGATACTGAGATAATCAATTCTTTTGTAAAAATTAATTTTTCTAATGTTATCATAATAGTAAAAGTAGTTTTTCTGGTCGATCCCAATAAGCTTCTATTGCTGATTTCAAATATTCATATGCATTAGTCTTTGGGATGTCAGGATTGTAATGTAAAATGAAATCTCGAATTTTCATTCTATACATTCTAAATTTCTTCAACATAAAATCATTATCTCCACCTGGACACTCTGGATTTTGATAAGCTTGTTCCTTGTAAGACTGAATAATATTATACAATCTATCTCCAAGTTCAATACTATAACCAGCAGAATATGGTCCTTGGTTATGATTTTCTTCAATTAATTTTCCAGATTCCCAAGCTTCTTTTTTATACTCTACTTCTTTCCTAACGTTTCTAAGATATCTTTGATGACGTCTTTCTTTTTTTCTTTTACTACTAGTCATACTGTTCTTTTATATATGAATAATTTATCTTTATTACCATCTATTACAAACTTCCAATCTTTCCGAAATATTACTTTAAGGAAATCAATATAATCAGAAAAACCGATCCCAAGTTGAGGTTTCATCCCATTTAAGAATATTTTATCAACTGAAGATATTCTTATAGTTCCATAATAACCTTGTAGATTTTCACGAGGATCTCTTAATACAGGATTAACGGAAGCAACAATATTACTAATTTTATAGTCAGTTACTATAACTTCAATGCATTTCCGTGTAGTTTTAACATACTCCTTATATTCTTTTGACCCTAAAGTTCTCTTAAGATCATAGGCTGCATATAAAACATCATAATTAATGCTTCTACACAACTCTTCTCCATACTGATAAAAAATATCTATAAAACTGGAATAAGGTGAATCATCAATAATATCTAAGATCTCAGATTTTCTAGGATAACCAATAAAAGCTTCGAATTTAGTTTGAATACACCAACCCTCATTATTTAAAATCGAGAGTAAAGTTTTAAGTTGTTCAATATTAGTACTTTCACTCATCGAAAACTTGTTCTTCTGAAATTGGTAATACTGGAAGTTGCTGAATTTCTTCGGGAGTCATAAGGATCTCTGCTACCTTCATAATAACCTCCTCACACTCTTCCGATTTTACTTTTGGAGGAATTGTTCTTACTATCCTCCCAAATAATTCCTTAATATCTTTATATTTTTCAGTATTAGGAAGACTTAGGGATAAAGTTCTAGTATCTTGTCTAAGTCCTCGTACTGTGTGAATATATTGACATCTAGGACGATTATCAATTCTTCTATAATAAATTATGTTTCTAGCTCTAGCTAAAATACAATTTATTCTAAAGTCCATTTCTTGTTCGTTCATAATTCTCATATTTTTTAATTACATTATTAAGGGATTCAAGTCTTTTTGGATCACTATTTATAAATCTTCTATAGAATATTTCTTTTTCTACAACATAACCTAATTCAAAATAATTCATTAAAGAATAACCCATAACAATACCAGTACCAATATCACTGAAACGAATAGAAAAAACATCTCTTAATCTATTATTTCCATCAAAAAACCAAAACTCATTCTGTTGATTTACTCCAATAAAATTACCTAAGAGATCAAAATACTTAGATTTATATAATCCTTCCATTGCTTTAGAAGATAAAATTTCTAATTTCTGATCTGTCTCCCATAAATACTCTTTAATTTCAAGAGACCTAAGTTCTCCGAGAGTTGGAAAAAGAATATTAGTATAATTATTCCAATCAGCCCAAGGAATTAAAATTTCTAGGTCTTTTCCATACAAAGGTGGTTTTTCTGGATTTACTTTCAAACATTTTTCATACAACTGTAATCCTTTTTTTACATCCGAAGTATAAATTGAAATATAACTAATCATAATTACTACTAACTGCTATATATCTATTATTATCTAGATCTACTAATACTAAACATATTTTACCACCTGACATATAAAATAAATCACCTTCCCAAAATTCATTCCTATTAACTCCAACTTCTTTCCAAGCTTTTCTAAAGGATGTTATTAAATAATCTTTAGTATAAAAGTTAGTTATTATAGATGATTTAGATATATTAACAATCTCTATAAACTTTTTAGAAATCGAACTTCCTGAAATAAATCCAAAAGGCATAACTAATTCTTCTAGGTCTTTCTTTAATGATAGCATCCTCGAAACATTAAGATATTTCTCATTAATTGGATGTGTCGGTTCTTTTACTTCTCCTAAACTAAAGAAATAATCATATAGCTCAGAAAATTCAGGATAAAACTCTTCAATTATCTTAGGATCCGCTGTTATAAGTTCGGCCGTATTATTTTCCCATCGAACCTTACAATATTGTCTAAACTTTTTATTTAAATCTAATCCAGAACATAAGACTTTTAATAAAAACTCATTATCCTTCATTATCATGTATAATATAATTCGTTAAATATGGAGTAATTACAAAACGGCCGGAAGAAAACAGCGAAATATCTAAAACCTTGATCCTCCAATCTCTCTCAGGTGGTAAAGGAAATTCATCATTATTTTCAAAAGTAGTGTAATTATGTCCATAAGGTAGACTTTCTTTATAAAAGCTATCTAACCCGGAGATATTTACTCTTGCATCATTCCCATCACTTATAAAAGGATTACTCAAAAGAGTTTTAAAACTCTTTTCTAGGTTTCTTGTAAAATCATGTTTGAATGTTTTGACCTCCGTTTCTATTTCTCTACCACCAAAAGAATATTTACTTGAAAAATATCTATATATCTCCTTAAGTCTGGTGAAAGAGATCTTATAATCAAACTTTCCTCCCGTTAAAGCAAAAACAGTTCGAAAAATATGAAACTCTGGATAAAATTCCTGAACTGCATCAGAAACTACAGGCTCAAGAGAATCATTAAAAGGTGTTGTAATATACTCTTGATAGAACTTACAGTATTCATAAAATTTTTGATCCAATGAAACCTCAGGATCTGATAGGATATTTATTATATTATTCTCTTCCATAATAAAAAATAAAAAGAGCTGCCTGGAAATTCCAAACAACTCTCTTGATTACTATTTCTATTTCTTTCTGATAACTTCGTCAATAATTCCAAAATCTAATGCTTCTTGTGCAGTCATCCAATTATCTCTCTCACAAGCATCTGCAACAGTTTCATAGGTTTGACCTGTCTGCTCTACAATAGTTTCATAAAGTTCTTTTCTTAGACGTTCCATCTCCTTAGCTTCAATAATAATATCTGTAGTTTGCCCAGATAGTTGACCTATGAGTGGTTGATGAATCATTGTTCTAGATCTTCTAAGTGCTGAACGTTTACCTTTAGTTCCACACATTAGAATCATAGCACCATAAGACGCACATAATCCAGTATTTATTGTTCTAACATCAGAATCAATAAATTCCATAGAATCAATAATTCCCGCACCAGAACTACAACTACCCCCAGGACTATTCACATACATAGTAATATCTGCATTTTCTACAGAATCTAGATATAATAATTGAGAAACTACTATATTTGCACTATCTGAATTTACATCTGTACCAAAGAAAATTTGACGTTTACTCATAAGCTTAGAAAAAATATCTAGCTGAGACATATTTCTTTCAGACTCCTCAAGAATATATGGATTGATATAACCTCCTCTAGCTTCTGACATTTTATGAAGTTTATCATCAAAACTAGTCATCTTAAAAGGATTCTGAGATTTATAAAAACTTCTAAAATCTTTAATTGTTTTATTTTCCATAATTTATAATAATTAAATGTTTTTATTCAATTATAAGATTTTGAAGCTTAGAAAAAGAAAAATCCCCAATCTTCACAGACTAGGGATTCCTATTAAACCTTAAAAACTAATACTAACAAACAAAACACATATCGGTGTTTATCATTAATAAGATTCTGAATCGTTGTAAGGAGCAAAAAAGAAGAAGACCGGATTTCTCACAGTCTTCTTTTTGATTTTAACCTGGAAATTTATAAACATAAACAGGTTCTTTTTCGAATCCTAAGTCTTCAACGATACAAGGAAATGAATATTCTGAATGTAATCGTCGGATGATTCTAGGAAATAATTCTTGATCTCCTCGATTTTGTAAGTTATTTACAAACTTATACATCTTAGGTCTTCCATCAGCTGCTACAATCTCTAAGTTATCTATCCACGTATTCCAGATTCTTTGAGCTTGTTCTTCAGAGAGTGCTAAGATGTAATATCCTTTCCATCTATAAACATTGAAATTTGTTGGGACAATTGAAAAAATTCCATCTGTATATACTCTTTCACCTAACCCATCAAGAGTTATGTAATAAATTGGCTTAGGAGAATCCAATTTTATAACTTTTTCAACATTAGTAACTTTGTACTCCTTTTCTCTTTCAATTTCAGGAAAACCGATAATTTCTGGAGATATTACAAGTTTAACCCCAATTCTTAAGATTCCATCTTCTCTGACATAATTAATTCCTTGTTTTTGTTTTAATTCTTTTTCCATGATTCTTGGATTTTATTGGTTTATCTCAAAAGTAAGGTTTTAAGACTTTTTCCAAGAAAAGGATCTATCAGTTAAATCAACTTTTATTCCTTCTATCTTTGACGATGAAGTTATTCCAGGGAGTCTTATTAACCTTCCAAATTTCTTTAGGAAGGCTCTATATTCCCCAAGTTTTAGAATATCAGTACCTTGCGCCGGTAATATAATAAATTTTGAATATTCTTCATAAATTTTAATAGCTGATTCCTTAGATTTAGCAAATATAAAATACCAACAAAAATCAATATCCGGCGCCTCTATTTCTACTTTATAAACTTCCATAACTCCTATAACATTCCCATTCTTTCTAAAATTGTTTCAATAGCCTCCCAATCAACACAAGAGGTATATATAGTTTTTATTTCTCCAGTATCGAAATTTACATACTCGGCTTCACCCCATCTAAGAGGTATTCCAAGAGCTGTATCATCTATCAAGAAATCTCCTAAAACTTTTCTTGCATATCCTATTACACCTTCTTCCTCTGGATTATCATTTACACAATACAGTGGAATTTCTCTTTCTCGAAACCATCTCTCAGCTTCTTCTAATGATGTTTCAGTTCTAAATTTTCCTCCAATATAATTATATGGATTATTTCTAGAATTATTCCGACAAGTCCAAAGAATCAATCTATGTCCAGCAGAAACTATCCTTTTTAAAACCCTTTCAGCTCCTGTATCAACCTCTGAAAAACCGGGTTCAGGAAGATTAGGAACACAAGTGCCATCGAAGTCTATCAAAAAAGTTGCCATAAATTTTCTATAGGTTTTGAGTTAATAAAAATCTTTTCAATCTCAGGAGAAATTGGTTTATTATGATAAAAATAATCAATCCAATTAGATATAACTATTTCTGCTGTAACTCCCCAAGGAACATAAAACACTCGAGATTCAGATATAGTATTCCTAAGTTCTTTGATAAAATCTTTTTGTTTTAAAATAGGTGGATATTTATATTTCCATCTACATAGAAAAAATTCTTTAATCTCCTTAAGTTTTTCATCTGTAATCTCTCCAGAATTATTAAGTGTTATTGGAAACCAATCGCTCATTTCACTCGTAAAAATAAGTATATCCAATTTTAATATTAAAATATATCTTCCTCTGTTATTTTCCATCTTTTGAATTCTTGTTCATAATTCTTTCTTTTCGGAGATCTAGGTCTTAGTTGTTCTTCAAATTTTTCCCAAGCTTCATTCTCGGAGGATGCAATAATTGTCATAAATTCTCTGAAAAATATAGGATTTCCTAATTTATCAAAATCAGATATTTCTTTTACAAAAAGATATGTCTTCATTTAACAAAGTGAGTTAGGTCATCAAACTTAACAGGCATACACTCCTTTCTGTAAAATTCCCACATATCTCCAGACATAATACCTCTACTTCCACAATGAGATATTAATTCGATAATATTTAATTCAGATGCAGTATAAATTCTACGTCCTTTAAAGAAATAAAACTCAACTGATTCTTTAATAGTTTTTATAAGTTGTGCTTCTTTGTAAATTATCTTAGGAGGATTAAGGAGATTATCTTGAAAGTATTTATTATTCATCCAAATAATTTGTTCTTTAAGATCAGTATAAAAATCATTCCAATCATCCCAATTATAACTTACTAACGAATATTTTTCAAGAATTCGAATAGCTACTATCGGAACTGGAGAACCTAATTTCAAATATTCTCCCCATACATCTTTATCTATTTTCTCTTCACCTGAACTCATCTTACTCTAATAACTAAAGTATTATCTCTAAATTCCTTCCAAGACTTAGCGTTTGACATCATAAATCCATAATTAATACACTCCTTTAGACCCTGTATCCAATCCTTTAAAGTAGTTCCAATCTCTACCCAAGTCCATTCCGAATCTGATACTTTTACTCTGGGCTTTTCTCCTGACGATCTCCAAGAATTTACATCTGAATAACCTGCTCGAAGTGCTTGCATCTCAGGGGTAGTATTTCCGAAGTATTGTCTAACTAAATCTAACTCAGATAATTCGATAGGAGACATATTAACTAAACCTCCTAACTCCTGAACTTCTTCGATAATATCCTGATCTGACTTTACTGTTCTTTTATAAATTGTTCCAGATGCTTCCAAGATCTTAGCAAACTCACGACCAATCATTACATAATCAGCACCAAGGGCAATAGCTTTTAGGATATCCGAGTGACAAGTAATACCACCATCTGCAATAACTTTAACATCCCGAAGTCTACCTTTTCCTGATTTTCGAAGTGAATTAATTGCGCCGAGAATAGATGCCATAGGATAATGAAACCCATACTTATCTTGATCAACTAAAGATCCAGATGATATTCCGACACGTACATAATCAAATCCGGCGCCACTATACACTTCGTAAGTCTTAGGGTTAGCTATATTTCCACCCATCAAGATAACCTGTTTTCCGTAGAGCTGTTTTAATCTCTGTCCAATTTCCATAAGAGCTACATCATGACCATTTCCAGAGTCGATGCAGATATGAAATTGTTGAGTTGAACCTCTTTGATCTATATTTATAAAATTTTCTCTTACCTCCTGAAGACTAAACGCACAGAAGATAAATCCACACGCTTCAAGTCTAGTTCCAAGTTCAACAGTTCTAGGGAGGATAGGCTTAATTCCAGAATCTTGCCATACTTTCCAATTATCAACTCCAACAATAGCTTCCATCGGACTTGTAAAGATGGGTAAACTTTTTGGCACCCCCGTAACTTCCTGATCATCTAGAACAAAATAATCAAGTTTCCCAGAGTTAGTCCATCCTAGGTTAAGATTATCAGGAACTAACATAACATCTGATAATTCTAAGTACTTTTCCATATTCTTTTATTATAATTTAAATAATTCATTCAATCTTTCCTCTTCATAGAAAAATTTCTCTAAGAGCTCATCTTTACTCTTAACAAGTTCTTCTAATCTTTTTTCTATAGACTTTATATTATTTTCCATTTTTGTAATTCTATTTGACATATTTCTAATTCCAATACGTTTAAAAACATTAAATTGTTCTTCTAGCATCTTCTCTGAAAACGCTACACAATTACTACAATTTAGTATTATACGTTTTCCTTTAGAATCTTTAAATTCTCTATTATAGTGATCCTTATATACTTCCCTAACAATTGGCTTATTATTAAAAATATTAAAAGAAGGAAGATAATATATGTATATCTTCTGAGTTCTCATATAATCATCATAATATTCTTTATATTTATTACGAACTTCACAATTATAGATAACTTTATAATAAGGTACAGAGCGATCTATCGTATACTCCCACTCATACTCACCAATTTTCTGTTTATAAGTATAAGTATCTGGATTATTTTCGATAACTTCAGAAAATATTAATTTCCCTAAATCGTTGGTAGTTTCTAATTCTCGTGTATTGAAAACAGGCGTATAGTCTACAATAGAAAAATCAAGTCTATCCACAGGAATAATTGGTATTCCCGGTTTATATAACTTTCTAATTCCTTGTTTATTAATTAAAGGATTATTAATTACAGTATTTATATATTCTGCTGAAAGAAATTCCTCACTTTTTGGAGAAAAATCGTTAAATAATTTTTCTATTATTGGATCGTCTTCTATACGATCCATTGTTAAATACTTATTATAAATTTCTTCTAATGTTAACATTTATAATTTTATTTTTATTACTACATATATAAGAAAATTAAAGGTTTAGTAGTTTCATCACCACTAAACCTATTCCAAATTCAATCTAAAAAAGCAAATTCATCACTTAACTGACAAAGCCACTCTTGATATTCTTCATCACTCATAGTCCTTTGCTTCTCTTTTGCTACTTCTACAATTGTTTCTCCGAAGTTAAACGATTCTTCATATTCTCCCATAATTTCTTTTTTTTTAAGTTTATTACATATATAAGGCTTTAAGGAAATTATATACGGAAAATAAAAAAAAATTTACTTATCACAAAAAATAAATTATATTTTTATTTCATATATAATATTTTAAGAAAAAAAGAAGGGAAATTAATCCCCTCTATTAAAAATATTCACATTTACTTCTTTAAAACCTCCTGCTGATAAAACAGCATTACTACAAGCAAATCTATCCTCCTGTTTTAATTTTTGATACATTTGAAGTATTTGTCCTGTTGGAGAATCATCAGTTAAGTGTATCTGATTTTCCCTTAACATTTCATTACTAACATATGTAATAAAACGGAAAAATTTTGTATCTTTCTGAAAAATTCCTAAGGCAACTCCATCATTCAATTTTCCTTCTAAATTCCATTCTCCCTCTTTTTGAACTTCAGGAATTATTGTTGTAATCATTGCAGAATTAGATCTTAGATAAATATCTACAATCTTTTCAAAGTCAATATTATCTATTTTTAGATATCTTTCGCGATACCTTCTCATAAAATGTGCTTCGAATATTACAATATTCCTCAAATTAACATCAAGTGATGGGAATAATATAGCATTCTTTTTTCCAGTTATTCCATTATTTACGATAGTATAAATGGTAGTCCCTTTTGAAAATTCTCTTTTATTAGACCATGCTTCAATAATTGCTCGATATTGATTTCTTGATACATTAATAATCTTCGTCTCCTTAAACGGAACTGGAGACTTCGTTTGTTGATAAATCTTTAATATTTTATGTTTATTTTTATCTATTTCTCTATTAACTACATCTAGTATAGTCTGATAATCTCTTTTCAATTCTTTAAAGATCTCATCACTGTTCATGTTCATTGTAATCATAATTTTATTCCTTTCTTTTAAATTGTTAATAAATCTCTTTTGATTGGTTTAAAAAAGCCGGAGACTTTATATCCCCGGCCAAGAATGGAAAAAGAATTACACTAAACAAGAAAACCCTGATAAAACACTTTTCCAGGATCTTATATTCTTCATTTCGGTTGATGTGCATTCAAACATATCCACCCCAAGTCTTTTCTTTCTCTTTGGATCTGGACCTCCTGTCTGTAATGTAAACCAAAATTTGTCACTATCTCTAAGGTGTTCAATTTTCACCATATAATAAGTTTCGTAATTTCCCTCTTCATTCTTTTCTGTAATTCGAACGAAAGATCTAACTGTATAATCTTTATCGTTCTCTGATACATAAAGCTCTTTAAGCGAGCCTTGTATGAATTCAAGATCAGCATCTTCAAGTTTTACTGCTAATCTAGTCATTCCGTGAACTCCTATACCTAAGAGTTCTGCATTGTAATTTTGTTTGATCAATTCTGCATCTAAACGAATTCCTGACCAAATTTCTTTTAAGTTTTTCATTTTCTTAATTGTTTTCTGTCCTCTAATTGCTTCGGACGTTGCACTTTTGTTAATTTAATTGTCTCTAAACCTCCTCTTCTGTTACAAAGGAGGTAGTTGTTCTAAATCTTGAATCAGATCTCTTGTTTCTTTAATTGCTTTTTTGGGTTTAAATGGAGATAATAATAATAAATACTCCAACTCTTTCTTCAAGTTATCTATTCTTGTTTTAGCCAGTTCAGGATCCGTCTCCATAACTTCCCTGATTAACCAATAATTAGCTGGAATTTCTCTACCATCTTTAACCCATAAGTCATCTAAACATAATTTTCGACCTAATAACTGTTCAAGACAATCTACACATAAATAGGTATGTCCCCATTTATCTTTTGGAATTTTATTATTCTCTATAACTAAATCCCAAAGTTCCGATTTTATCATATACCAATCAGCTCGTTTCCTCAGACTACCTTGAATCTGAAGCTCTTTTTGACAATGACTACATCTAAATTCTCTTTCCATTATATTTTTATTGTTATTGTCTCTTCAAAGAAAAAAAAGAGAACTAACTGATATTGTTATATATCAATTAATTCTCTCTAGTAAGATATCTATTTATCTTCATATATAAGGCCTTTAAGGATTTTGAAATGGAGTAATTTTTGACTCTATTTTCCTTATTAATGTATAATAAAAATATAAAAAATTATGATAGAAAATGACAAATTACTATTTTTAGGTTTTGTTGGTGTTATAGTAATAATATGGTATATATTATTTTATGTATGGCTAGTAAAACGAAGAAAAGATTTAATTTTTGTTCGTGATGTTTGGATAGATGAAGTTTCTGAAGTTGATATCATCTTACAATCTATGAAAGTATATAAACTTTCAGAATGTGTTACTCGCCAAGAAAAATATTATCAAGAATTAATCAAATATAAGAACGACAAAAGGGATTATTTATTTTTCCACCCTATTGGAGATAAGAAGGGTCAAGAAGAATTCTATAAGAATACGATAATAGCAACAGAGTTAGTTTTAGAGATTGATTCTTTAGAACCAGGTGATCAAGTTGTTATTAGTATCTCTGGAAAATTCTACTTAAGGAGAGTATATAAACTTGATTTCGAAAATAATATTATATATTATGAAGAACCAGACAAAACAGTAATCTCTGAAGCAAAATTATATAGTGTAGTATCTAAAGTTAAATTAGTATTTGGCAAAGATTTATTAAAAGAAGTATTATGAAAGATTTAATTAAAGAAACATTCAAGGTAACGTATGTAAAAGAAGGAATGAATCAGACTAAAAACTTAATCTCACAAGAAGATTACGAAGAAAAAGTCAAACCAATTCTGAAAGAGATTCAAGAACTAGAGTCGAAACAATCTGAGTATAATAAGAAAAATAAAAAGTATCAAGAACTCGAGAGGGAAATCAAAGTACTTAAGGGAAAACTTAAACCCATAGGAGAATGGTTTACTTCTGGATCACCTCTTGGAAAAGCCTTAAGGAATGGTGGACTTTTAATACTACCTTCACAACAAGGAGGTACTCATAAAGTAGAATTCACAAAAGAAGAGATAGTATGAAAATTCGAGAATCATTACTTAGAAAATCTGCTATATACGGAGTAGTATTTCAACGTTCAGAACCAAAGAGATCGTTTTTTAATCCTGGGAGACCCTGTAAAGTAATACTATATGTAACAGGAGAAATCAGACCAGTTGAATTTAATTATGGAGATGATGATACTATGGGATATGATGTATATAAACGCTTGAAAGATGAACTGAATATAACCACTGGAGATGATGTTATAGAAATTATGAAATTTATGTTGGAGGAAAAGAAAGAATGATAAAAATAGGTTGTTTATCGGATATTCATGGTTATGTTTATGATTTACAAACAAAATGTTACCCAGAGATTGAACTTCTAATTATTGCTGGAGATCTGTGTCCCACTGATGAAGTTATGTATCAAGAAGAGTGGCTTGAATATAATTATCAGAATATATTCATGAATAAGAAAATATTTCCGGATCTTCAAGAAATTATAATAGTTCCCGGAAATCATGACTACTGGATTGAGAGACACTATGATGACTTCCTCACACTTAGAAAGATATTTGGATACTCTACTAAAGTTCTGGTTGATAAAGAGTATGAATATATTTCTGGAATTACTGGAGAATCAGTAAAGATATATGGAAATCCTAGAACTTCTTTATGGTTACACGCTTTCCCACATAAACCTGGAAATATTGATATCTTAGAAATTCCAGGAGGAATAGATATTTTGGTAACTCATGAAGCCCCTAGGATATATCAACTTGAATGTATAAAACAGTCTCAAGGATGGTATGGAAAAGATGAACCTGGGAATCTAGCATTATCACAAAGAGTATTAGAGATCAATCCAAGGTATCACGTGTTTGGTCACATACATTACCCGGAAAGAAGTGAAGTATCTGGAATAAAATTTATGAATGTATCTCAACAAACTAGAGAAAATTATACTCCTAAGATACATATAATAGAATATACAGAATAAAAAATAAAGAGAGGTCTTGACTAATTAAAAGTCAAGTTAAACCTCTCTTTTTATTTCTTAAAGATATTTTTCTAGAAATTCTTTTAGTTCTTCCTCTGTACTATTTACAAAGGAAAATATTTTTTGTTTGGGTACATATTTTCCTTTAACTTTTTCTACACAAAACACTACTAGGTTAGTTCCAAAAAGTTCTAGTTGATCCATTCCATCATATCCTCCAAAGAAACTTCCTTTTTTAGTTTCATACAGATCTATATCTGGATAATTCTTTTCAAAATAATTGTAAACTTCTTTCTGTGTCATTTTTCTTAATTTATTTTACTATTTACACATATAAGAAAATCAACCGTCCAAAAAAACCTGTTAGCCTTATATATGAAAAGAATATCAATCAATAATATATAACTATTGCCAATAAAATAAATAACTGTTATTCTTTTCTTATAAAATAAAAAGAGTATGGTATAAATAAACCTACTCAAAAATTAAATGACAACCGAAGGGGCGCCAAAAGAGATGAATTGAATATATAAAACTCTTTTCCCTTCGGTTATTTTTTTTTCTGTTTAATAAAAAATTCGACCGTCTGAGAAACCGGGAAAATCTTATAAATGTATTAAAAGACACAATAACAAAAAAAAGACATCATAGGCGTCTCAAGAAATGCGTAATGTATAGCTTGAGCTTGTGAAGAACTGAAAAATCATGTAAGGTTTAAATCTCACTAATCTCTTCAGAACTTCTACGTTTATGAGGTGCAAAATTAAACAACTTTAAACGACACAACAACACAAGAAAATAATTAACTGAATCTATAGATAAGATAGTTTAGCGGGTCAAAACACTAAGATAATTTGTTTTATCTTAGAGTCTCAGGTTAGAATCCTGATCAAGTTCTCTAGATTTATAATAGTTAATTATTTTATTTTTTCCAACTGGATTCTGTATTAAAAATATTTTCCATCTCAAAAAATGCTAAAAGCCTTATATATGAGATAATAAAAGTAAATAAATACTCCTTAAGCATGACAAAAAGCTTAAAGGAGTTTAATTTTTAAAAAGAAAAACTTATGAAAAAGATTAACAAAATGAATGAATTGAATGTAGTAAACAGCAAGATAACAGCTGATTTGATTAAGCCAGAAATTACAGGACATGCTACATCAAATTTTGAAACAACCTTCCCTATTCCAAAGGTAGGAGAAGTGAAAATGAAGATTGACGTGACAAGTACAGTAACGTCATCAATAGCCGCTCAAGAAAAATTGGATGAGTTGGCAGAAAAAAGAGCAAACCGAGCCTTAGAAAACATTGGAAAATTTGTAGGTTTGGTACTTGAGAAATCTCCGGAAATATTTGATATGTTCCAGAGTTTCGCAGAAAAGAATGAACAATACAAAGAAAAGTTCAGAGAAAAACAAAGCTTGGAAGAATGGGATGAAAAAGTAAATAATCTCATCTTCCTGCTAAGACAAAAACCTAGTTCAATGACGAATCTAGAGTTTTTAGAAGAGACGTTAGAGAATGGGGATTATGAATCTCAAAAAATCTCTAAATGGGCGATCTTACAGTTTAATAAAAATAACCTTGGATTGCTGAATGAAAGACAAAGAGATTCATTAGCTAGTATAGGTTTTATTGGCTATTGAAATTTAAAAAAGGTAGAAGGACGATAAAAAGTTCTTCTACTTCTTTTTCTCCCTTGACTTTCTTATATATGTATTATTAATAAAATATATTATGGGAACAAATTTCTATGCAGTAATCCCAGTGAAAAAAAGGGATAAAGAAAAAGCAAAAAAATTAATTGACGAAAACAAATTTAGTGAAGCAGCCGATCTTTTAAAGGATATAACAAAAGAAATACACCTAGGTAAAAGATCGGCCGGGTGGAAGTTTTTATTCAACGCCAATCTCGGAAAATATTATGAACTTACTCGCGAAGGTATAAATAAGTTCTTCGCGAAAAATAATGTTATAATAAAAGACGAATATGGCGTTGAGTATACGGCCGAGGAATTTTGGGAGAGTGAATTAAAAGAGTTCTTGGATAAAGGATATGACTTAGAGAGCTACTATAATGACAATCCAGATGAAGTTAGTCCATATTTTAGCTACTCTCGATCAATACCTTCCGAACTAAAAAAATATAACCCAAATAAATACGGGGAATTTTATAGTGATGGTCTAAGATTCACCATCACTGAAGATTTTTGTTAACGCCATAAAAATAAAGGATATAAGTGTAATAAAAGCTTGTATCCTTTTTATTTTCTGTTCTTGAAGAAAAAGAAAAGGATAGCACATATACCACCCTTTTCTCCTAACCGTCTCAAAAATGCTAAAAGCCTTATATATGAGAGAATAGAAATTAAACTATAGAATCCTAAAGTATTGAAAGAAATTGGATATAATAGTTCTATTCTCTAATATTTTTAACTAAAACTCAATTAAATATTTATTATGAACATTGAGATTTTTAACGTAATACTATTCATACTATTCGCTGTAGTATGGATAGCTGGGAGTATCGTAGTGATATCCCTGGTAGCTTCAGTCTTAGTAAAAATATTACTGAAGGCTTTGATAGCTACTTTCAATTTGGTTATTAATTAATCAAATACACCCTGGGCAAAATGTGCCTGGGGTTTTTCTTTCATATATTAGAATCTAAAGGACTATAGAGAGCAAAATTGTCCTTAAAGTTCGAAGACAAAGGAGCTTCCCGTTATCTATCCCCTCCGATCGCTACCGCTGAGGGGATCTAAGGAAGAAACTTTGAATAAGATATATAGGAATGATAATAGGTTTTTCTCCGATTATTTAGATTTAAGTATATAGATTTTATTCAGATTTCCGCCTTCAAGAGGCGGATCTTATTTTAATATTAAAAAGTGTCCTTTTTTTTTCAGATTTAGATTTATTTACTATTTTATATTTTTATGATATCTAAAGTGACAAAACGCATGTATTATCCTTTTAAACCCTAATTAATGAAAAAGGGATCCTCCTGTGTCTTCAATTTAAAAAGACAATTTATTAAAACTGGATTCTGTATTGAATTAAAAATAACAATTAAAATATTTAATATTTATGATCAATAAATTACCTGATATCATAGTACCTAGAGGTATTAGATATATTTCAGAAATGGATAGTTTATTTAGATTTTATAAACTACCTGTAAAGTGTATAATAAATAAGCAACTTCCAGGTTGTGGTTTCACTGAATACTGTATTAATGGTCCTGAGAATGTAATACTTTGTTCTCCTAGAAAAATG